GGAAGTTATGGACTGCTGTAATATCCACATTTTGGAGAAGGGCCTCTTTTACTTCCCGCTCTATTTCTATCTGAGCAAAAGCTAATGGATAGTCTCCGCTTATAAAATCCTTTAAGGTTACTCCATACTCTCCGGATTCATAAATCTTAAATTTGGATTTTTCCGTATAGAGAATTTTCTTTATCCATACCTTTACCGCATCAAGTCCGTCACATTTCAGTATTTTACCGTCAGTCACCGTGAAATCTCCTGCATTAAAATCAAATAGAAACGACTTTCCCATTTCAGTAAAAGTATCACCTTGAAGCTCAATGTCTTCTGTAAATTCCGGAAACATTAAATATCACCTACCTTATCCATTACAAAATAAATGGAATCATCTCTGCTGGGTATAACTATTACTTTATCATTGCAGCATAATACATCCGCTACCGTATGTGTATGCTGCCCATGGTCAGCTACTGTTTCACTGCTTGAAATATAGGTCTTTAGTAAATGCTGAGCCACTACCAGAATAAAACCGCTTACTGTTATTTTCAGTTCAGGAGGTGCAGTTAAGACCTTTCCCACACAAATACCTTGTATAGAGGGATTATTCCTTTCTTTAAACAATTTTGCCAATTCTGTTATTGAATCCATCTCAGACCTCCTCTAGCTCAAGATTTGTTGTGTGTATTGTCCCTATACTATGATTGGCCGATTTAATCTTGTATTTACCTATCAGATTTGTCATTGGTTCATTGATATCCAGGATTCTGCCTGCTCTTAAATCAAAGTGCCCTAACACTTCTATACTCCCATTAATCTTAACCCTTGCCAGTTCCTTCAGCATATTCTGAGCAATATTTCTTGCCTGTGCAATATCCTTATCTTCCAGACTCTTTGTTTCCTGTAACAACCCATACCACGTAATTAGATTGGGCCGTTTTTCTTCTGCAATAACCTTTACTTTTTCTTCACTTCCTGCATATACCTTGATACTGTTTTTCATTTCTTCAATACTTGCTG